TCTTTATGCTCAGAGTCCTTTTGTAGACCACAAAACTCATTGCATGCAAGTTCTATCCAGTCGGTGATGTTTAACTTTCTTTGTTCCGCTGCGGCAAACCACTGCGCCACATCTTCGTCGGTAAATCTTAGGCTAAGGGTTCGATTGCGTCTGCGGTTAATCATCTCACTTCCTCCATTCGTTTTTTTAGTTGAGCAATTTCTTTTGATAGTTTGGTTATCTTCTTCTTCAACCTTCGCACTTCGCCAAGGTTCTCTGCGGTTGTCGCTTTTGTGATTAAATCCTTCCTTAATCTATCCATAAACAGCAGCGCATTGTTTTGATTTTTATTCATCGCTCCGCCCATAACCCTTCAACGGTTAAAACGACCGGAACATAAATTGATCGGATTGCAATTACTATTTCTTCCGCCGTGCGTTGACCTGCCCAGGAGGGGATATCGTCCAGGACTTCTTTCCAAGTGAGAATCTCATACGGCGCGGCATCTCGAATACATGCGAAATGACACATAAACTGCTCTGGGTCGTGCTCGGGAGCTAAGAACTCCCGAGCTTCATTAAAAATTTCTTCGCGTTCACTTTTCATTACTACCCCCTACAATACAAAGTTTGTTAGTTCGTTTTGCGTCAATCCGCGTAATACTATTGGCTCGCCGTTCTCGTTGGTTTGGGTCAGTCTTATGTCGTATTCTAGCCAGCAATCTCCGTATTCGCGCATTTCGGTTACCGCCAGGAGTTTAGCGTATTGGGCTGGTATGTAGTTGTCTGCGTTTATGCTGCCACCGAGGTAATAGCAGGTGTTGTATCTTTTGGCTTTTTCTAGGCTTGGTTTGTTTTCTGTGCTGTCCATTTTGTTTCTCCTAGTTCATTGCGTTTTGGTATACTTTTGGTTTTCTAGCGGCAGCGGCTTTAATCCTATCTGCCAACTCCCTGCTGATTACTTGTTCTGGTTTTTTTTCAAATCGTCCAAATATTTGTCTTTTAAAAGTCATGGCTTGTTTTCTCCTGTTTGGGTTCTCCCTATACTTATATACTACCAAAACAATGTCCTTGTGTCAAGACAGTGGCGGGATAAAACCGATCTATTTTTAAGGTTTTTGGATATTGATTAAATTTGGGTTAATACCGGAAAGGTGGTTTTTCTTTGGCGCGCCCAGCGTAGATTTGATATCTTGATCATAGAGGTGGTTTATGCAGATTGAAACCGTAGAAATTTCTGAAATTATCCCGTATGCACGAAACCCTCGCCAAAACGAGGATGCGGTGGCGGCTGTGGCAGCCAGTATTAAAGAATTCGGCTGGCAGCAGCCCATAGTGGTCGATTCCGATAAAGTCGTTGTGGCAGGGCATACGCGGCTCCTGGCGGCGCGTAAACTTGGACTAGATCGGGTGCCGATCAAATACGCAAATGATCTCACTCCGACACAAATCAAAGCCTATCGATTGTTAGATAATAAAATTGCTGAGAAATCCGAATGGATTGATGAGTTATTAAGGCTGGAATTAGATGACTTAGGAGATTTTGATTTTAGTTCTTTTGAGGTTCAGTTCAATATAGAAAACATTATTGAAGGAATCGACTTACCCGATCTCCCTACGGGAGAGAAGGAACCGTATCAACAAAAAAGCTTCATTTTACATGACAAACAAGCGGAGATCGTAGATCAGGCAATAGCGTTTTGCCGGAACAATGGCCATGCTAACGATCCAGACAACGAAAACGCAAATGGGAATGCACTTGCTTATATATGCACAATGTTTGTCGCATCGGTGAGAAGTATCAATGGGTAAGGCGAAAGAAATAGAAATAAAACCTATTTCTAGAGCAGATGCTGATCGTACAATTAAAAGATATCACTACAGTGGTAAGGTTGTTCAAAACTCTCAGCTTCATTTCGGTGTGTTCATTAATGGTGTCTGTGGTGGTGCTCTACAATTTGGGCCGTCGCTAGATAAACGCAAAATAATGATTTTGGTCGAGGGTACGGGGTGGAATGAGTTCATTGAGTTGAACCGGATGGCTTTTGCCGATTGGCTACCAAGGAACTCAGAGAGTCGTGCGATTGCGGTTGTAATGAGAATTTTGCGCCAAAAATACTCACAACTTAAGTGGGTTGTTAGTTTTGCCGACGCTGCGCAATGTGGTGATGGAACGATTTATAGGGCCTCTGGGTTTATTCTTACCGGCATAAAAGCGAATAACCAAATGTGGAAAGCTCCGACACCGGAAGGGGAAATTTTTTCACGTATGACTTTAACCAACGGGGTGACTGGCGATGAGCAAAAAAGAGCAATGGAAATCGTTTCGCGAATAAATGAATCAAAAGGGTTAAAACAAAAAAACCGATCTGGTGGTTCCACAATGAGACCTTACGTTGAGGCTGGGTTTAAACCTATATCCGGTTTTCAACTTAGATATTTGTATTTTTTAAAGCCAGAGTTTCGACAGAACTTAACGGTTCCCATTGTCGATTTCCAGGAAATCGTAAATCGTGGGGCAAAAATGTATAAGGGTGTTTCAGGCGCGTAAAGACTAGAGGCGAGTCGTCCACAATCCAAGTGGAAAAGGGAGGTTCAAGTCCTACCTACGCGCTCCATTCCTCACTAATATTAGGCAAATAAAGGCATGACAGTTAAAAAAAGAGGGCCTAAAATTAGACAAAAATGCAATGGTGCGCAGCGGGCCTATATCGTTGCGCATGTTCAGAATGGTGGTATCAAGAGACGGGCATGCTTAGCGTCTGGAACGAGTTATGATACCTTGTTTAAGTGGCTTCGGAAGGATTACTTCCAGGAAGCTCTTAGTTTGGCCGAGCGTGAATGGCAGGAGAATATCGAAGCGGCTTTATACGCTCGAGCAATTAAAAAATCCGATACTGCCGCAATTTTCCTTCTAAAAGCTGCCGATCCCGAACGATACGATGAGGGCGTTCGCAAGCAGCGGATTGCAAATAGAGGTTTAGAGAGTGCTGTCGCAAAATTAGCTCCACCGATTTATGAAACCGTTGGGGAGGAACCCGATGAGGGTTTACCACCACCATGCCCAGCAGTGTCGGATGGAGACGGCTAGTCAGCGATTTCGTTTATGGAAGGGCCAGAAGTTCATTCTCCGTGAATTTACCTACCCGCAGCACGTTTTGGCTCCTGGCGTCGGCTATGGAAAAACAACCTTCGGCGCTCGTTGGTTACACGTACGGATCCTGGAGAATGAAAAACCTTTCAAGTATGCCATCCTGGCTCCTACGCATAAATTACTAAAAGAATGCTTTGATATTTTTGAACAGCACTTAATCGATATCGGCTGGGTGGAAAACATCCACTATCAAATCAAACGATCTGCCGGTTCCCTAGAGATTCGATACCCAAACGGCGCAAGGGTTTTTGGGGTTTCAGCACAAAACTACAAAACCATTGTGTCTTATACATTCGCCTGTGCATGGCTAGATGAGCCTGGATTCTTAGACGATCACGTTTACCCCGAACTTCTTAAACGGGTGCGCCAGGGCGGCGCTAAGGTTGTGCAGGTTTTACGAACTGGTGTTCCGCAGGGGCGAGGGGATTCGGAATATTTTCGCAAATGTGTAGGGCCGCAATTTACCGAGCATTTAGACTATACGCTGCCAGGGGAGGGCACGTTTACGCGATATCGGCAGGATGGTGTTAGGCTAATCATGCACGGCTCAACCCACGAGAATGCAATAAACGATTCGCGATACATTTCAAATCTCAAAGATGATTTTGGGTGGTCTAAGTCGCTGTGGGAACAGCAGGTGCATGGGCTTTTCATCGGAGCCTCGGTTAACTGCCTATATGATTTTGATCGGAATACTCATGCTGGGATATATCCATCAATGCCAGCGGTATTTAAACGGTGGCTATCATGGGATTTTAATGTTGGTCAGGTCTCCTGGGTCTGTGCAGAGCCAGGGCCTTTGCAGGGCGGGCGTGAGTCTTACCATGTTGTGGCGGAGAATTGCACGGCACGGGATACTGTAGAGGGTTGTCGTAAATTCATCCAGGCTTTTCCGCCGGAGATATATGGGAGGCATTCACTTATCATAACCGGTGATTGCAATGGGTGGTCTCGCGACACCAGGAACTACTCAAACGACTACGAAATTATTCGCGAAACCCTGCAGCCGTATTACCCAAATCTTCAAATCGTAACACCGAGGACGAACCCAGATGTTTCGCTTTCGATTATAGCCACTAATCGGCTATTCAATGAAAACCCACTGACTGGAGATAAAATCCGGTTGTTTATTAACCACCGATGCTCTAAACTAATTGCCAGCCTACTCTCCACAGAGCCGGATGGTCGCGGAGGTATTAAGAAGCCAACTGGCGAAACCTGGACGCATCCAGCGGATGCGCTGCGGTATTTAGTCCACCTGGTCGCGCCATTGCATCGAGCACAAGTAACCGGCGGAGCGTTATGAAAATTGAGTTTCATCCAAAGTATATCTCTGAAAATCCTATCTATCATGAGATGCGCGATTTCCTCTCTGGGGAGCGCGAGCGGCATCTCCCTTACCTAATCCAACATGAAACGGAAAAGGGTGAGGTGAAGTCTGTGCAGGCGGCATGGCAACGGCGGAGGCAAACACTGGAGGTCTTTAATCACTCCGGCCTTGTCCTAGATATGCACACCGCTGCGCTAAATCAAACCGTTCAAATCGATGAATTGATGGCGGGCGATACCTGGGAAACCATCCTGGCCGATGTAACGGGGTTCGATGATGATGTTCAGGCGTTTGCAAGAGAAATCTCAAGGCTTAAATTAGTTGATGGCAAGGTGGCTATACTAGTGGATTCTCCTGCCCTAGTGGCGCAAACCGAGCAGGAAAGACTTTCAAACGGTGAGAGGTCTTACTCAGTTGTTTTTGATGCAACTAAAATCGCGTATTGGAGCCGTTGGATAGATGGTTACATGAAAGGCGCTCTTTCTGAAATCGTCCTAGAGGTCGATGCTGTTGATGGTCATCGGTCATTCCGACGGCTTTTTATTCCCGCTCAGGGAGTGCCCTACCAATGGCAAACACTAATCGCTGAGTCAGCAGGGTTTTCTAGCGCTGCGAAAGAAATCGAATGCAGCGTGATAGATGAGGGTGAGGGTGCGTTTGAATATATTCCTGTTGTGCTTTGGGGTGAGGGTCTAGTGCAGTCAGAAATTCGACCTACTCAACTCGTTTCCAAATCGCGACTCAATAAAAAATCGGCACTCGATAATATTCTATTTTATCAGGGGTTTCAGCGGGTTGCGGGCTTTGGGATAAATCCCGAGGAGCAGAAAGCGATGGCAGAAAACACGCTAATGCTCTCGGCTAATGAAAACGGGAGATTCCAGGTTATTCAAGAGGGGAATCCCGATGCGTTGGTGAATGACGTAAAGGCTCTCGACCGGCTCGCGTTCCGCGTCGGTCTGCGACAAAAGCACATGATGGCGGATGATAGCCGCGACGTGCAAAGCGCGGAGTCTAAGGCTAAGGATGCCGAGGCGCTAAATGATTGCTATGACAGATTCCTGGACGAACTAGAGGGCGTTTTAACTCAAGTGTTTCGCTGGCATGCATCTTACGAAAGTCTAAGTGAGGATTTTAGTATTAGCATCGACCGGTCTTACCGGAGCGAGGATTCGGATCGGGTAATGGCTGAGTTGCAAATGGTTTCGCTCCAGGCGCAACAATTGGGCGCGATGGAGGTGCAGAAGGAAGTCTTGAAGCGGATGGTCACTAAGATGCCTATAGCGCCAAAAGATGGTTTGTCGGAGGATGAGCGGCGGAGGGAGTTGATGGGGTATATCGATGGACTCGGCGAGGCACGACGGACGTTTGATTTTGGCAGGGTAATCGATGGCGGAGAAACGAATAACGCAGGGACTTAATTTGCAGGACGATCAAGCTCGTCAGGCAGAAAAGCGTCTTAAGAAAGAATTCGATAGACTTCTTAAAAACTACAAGAAGGCGCTCGCCCAATACATGCAGGAGCCAGAAACCTTTGGGCGCACTAATACCGTAAACTTAGCGACGGCGGTTAAGGTCGTTTCTCAGGTCGAGACCGTATTTCGCGAGGCTGGTTATGATGATCTGGTGGATACCTATATTGATCAATTTCCGAAACTAACAAAAGGGGCATTGCAGCAATTCGAGGGGCTTACCGATGCGGTGGATTTAGCGGGAGCGGATGCAACGGCGCTGCGGGCTTGGGTTGAATATACCGAGGGTGAGTTGTTTGACCAGATGGAGCGCTCGTTGGTGAAACCAATTCAGAGCGCAGTGTTCCAGGGGAGTTTT